TCTCCGCGCCGAATGGTGGTTGGAACATGGTCAGTCTGGTGCCTCCTCTGATCCTTTCGGAATAGTCTGTAGATTCGTGCCGCGGCCGAAGGCATTTGTGGAACTGCTCCAGCGAAATGTCCGCGTGCCGGTTATGTCGAACGAGCAACGAATACGGTTATCGAGTTCTAGTTCAGCATCGACAAAGTTCTTAAGGAAGATGCGGAGCGAACGAAGTTCTTGAATGGCTGTTACTATCGGGCGTAAGACTGGCTCACGTTTACCAATACGGCCTAAAGCATCGTCGTTGCATGTGCGAGGACCAGCACGGCCTTTCTTCCCGCGGCGTTTTATCTCCGGCAAACCGAGCACATCGTAGAACAAAGCGCATTGTTGCTTTGGCGATGTATACCAGGGCGATGCTCCTTTCTTACGAGGCCATACTGTCGGATCGATCACGTTTTCCAAGAACGACCTGCGGTTTTCGATCATTGCGGTTAGGTCAGAATGGATCGCCTTACGACGCTCCAGATCAATACGGACTCCGCGTAGCATCATATCGAGGACGATATCGAACAAGCGCATTTGTTCTATGGCTTGTTCTTGCAGCCCGAGCCGTTCGATCAAGGTGTCTAGATGCGTCCAGGCTTCAAATGTGGCAAGGGCATCTTTACAGTTATATTGCCAATGTTGCTCGAATGAGAAGGTCGATCCGCCTAGGACTTTGCCAATACCAGCGTGGCCCTCATCTTTCCAGTAGACGTGGTGAGCATTGTAGAGCGAAGAGATGTAGTTGAGGGACTTAGGCTTGTCTGGCCAGATTAAATGATGCAAGATCATTATGTCCGCAAAGCATGTCGGCTTATAGCCCCAGTAGAGCGCAATGTATTGAGCATCATAGAGGAAGTTCATTCCAAGTGTCTTGATATTGGGATTAGAATGGAGTTGACGAATAGTTAAGATGATTTCGGTTTCTTGTTCCTCGCTCCAATACGATCCATGTTCATCAGTGAATGGAATACAGAGGGATTCGCATGACGACCATGCGTAGCCGATACAGGTAATGTGTTCGTTATAGGTCTCTATGTCTTCAGATAGATAGATTGGACCGACCTCGGCGCGTTTTGCCAGCTCCGCTAGTATCGCCATAACCTGCTCGAACGATGGGCGCGTTACATATGCACGATTCGGTTCAGTCCATTGTTGCGACAGTGCAAGCGGGACACGCGCTTGCAGATCATGCTTTATATCCGAACGCCATTTCCAAGTTCTAAAGATTGCAGCAGGATGGTAGGTTGGGAGTAATGGTATGTTGCCGAGCGGTGCTGGTGTGCGAAGCATAGAGCCGCGGTATAACCCGATGCCTGTCGGCACTTTATGGCCGGACTTATCAGTTATGCGGAAGTCGGATTCAGTCAATGCCCATAGAGGATAGTTTCCAAGCGCAATGATAAGCTTTGGTTTGACAAGTTTGATCTGGGCATAAAGCGCAGTGAGACCGTCTAGAACAATCTGCTTCGGATAGAGGCCACGGAGTGCGGGGACGTGTTGCTTACGTGCAGTGGCTGTTGCTTCAAACCACCACAGCAGTTCGTTATATGGTGGCCTTGCTGCGACAACATTTGTAATGAAGCAATCGCGGCGGGATATGCCGGTTTCAGCCATAAGCTTCGATAGCTCTTCACCTGTCTGACCTACGAACGGTGCTTGGCGGCGTTCTTCTTGCTGTCCCCACGCTTCGCCTACAATCATTATATCTGCAGGAACAGGCCCGGATGTTCCATATAGTAGGTCATTCTGCATTGCTTGGGGCTTTCGATTGCTTAAGATTATAGAGAGTTTGTTCCGCGAACTTCGCAGTGGTGGGAGATAGCTCAATGCCGGTTGCATGTAGCGACAGAGCTTCAGCAGCTTCAAAGATCGTGCCTGTACCGCAACACGGATCGAGTACTGTATCACCCGGCAGTGTGCTTAGACGAAGTAGCTTCATGTAAAGCTCGGTCGGTTTCTGTGCAGCCATCTGTTTGATCGCTCGTGGTGCAACGGCGAATACATCAGACGGAGGGATTTCAAATAACTTGTCGCCGTGTGAACAGAATAGAATGGTTTCATATTGGCGTTTAAAGCCTCTATTTTGTGATGGTGCGTGGGCTGACATCGAAGTCTTATGCCAAATAAGAGGGATCGGTCGGGGATTGAGTTCGGGATGAGAGGCGGCAAGATCATAGAACTCAAAGAACATTCTGATATCACAGAAGAGATATAGATGGGCATAGGGCAGCGCTGTTTGAATAGTTAGCTCAAACAGTTTCTTGGCAAAGTCGAGAGCTGTTGTGCGTGTGTCGCTGTAGGTATGAGAAGTCGATGCGGCATTACCGAATTTATCAGCATCGATGCCGTATGGTGGATCGGCAATTATACAAGAGTAGCGTTTGGTTAGTTCGACAGAGCAAAAGTCGCCGATATGGAGCGTGTGATTGGAGGTATGAGCAGGAGTGCGTTTAGCGCGCTTTGCTAACTCTGCGGTTAGCTCGGCTTCGAGCTTTGCAGTGACGATCTTATGCGCACGCCGAGCGGATGACGCCGCGGCAACTTCCGGCACGTCGAGGTAGTCGGCGATTAGGTGGGCTTCTGCAATAGAGCGTTGGGCAGAGGCAGGAGTTATATTGGTCTTGCTGGCCACTTCGACTGCGGTGTCTTGAATAGTTTGTTCCGGGTTGCGTGCAGTGCGGAGTGTATGAAGTTCGTCTAACGCCGCAACACGCTCTTGCCAAGTCAAGTCAACCCGAATTGTATTTTCTTCAAGCTCCGCTTCGCGGACTTCCAGCTCGGATAGATCACAGGATATCTCGATGAAAGGGATTTCGTTTGGCAGGATCATTGTGTCGTTGCAGGAGAATAGACGCTGCTCGGCGTGGAGTTTCTTCATAGCACGAAGACGGCGTTCGCCAGCTACCAACTTCATACCCTTCGAGGTTCGGACGCAGACTATTGGATGAAGCAACCCGTGGGTGTGGATTGAGTTGGCTAGTTCTATGATGCGGTCCGGTGCGAAGTATTTCCGCTGGCGTTCTTCGACAATTAGTTTATCGATATGGACTAGTTGCATGGTTCTGGCTCCGTTTGGGCTGGCGCGGTTTGGGCCGGGGTTGATGCTGTTACAGCGGGGAATGACCCGGCATGGTTTTTGATATCGCTGTTATCAGCTATTAAAGTGCATATAACACCAAGGATCGATTGTAGATTTGCATCGCAGTCTTTTGCTATAGAATGAAGAAATGCTGTTGGTGGGATGCTATATTGAAGTGCTATAGATATCACAATGCAAGCATCGGCAACTAAGTTCTGTATAGTCTGTTGATGCCTGCCACGGTCGGCAAAGATTCCTTTCAGTTCTCCGTGTTCGTCATAGGTATAGGTCAGTTCGAATCGGTGCGAGCCGAACTCGACGGTTTGATTGATGGAACGCAAGCGGGTTGGCAGAGTCTGGCGCATTGAGAGTAGCCCCATCTAGTTGGCATCATTGTAGCCTGCTAATGAAAAGGCGGGGGAGAGAGGCGCGCAAAGGTTGCAGCCGGCCTCTCTCCCACTACCTCAACGATGCCCAATGCCAAAACATCGTTGAGGATTCAGTTTCGCCATCGTGTTAGGACAACGGGTTGACCCGAGTGACGTTGTTGTAGATCGTTTCAGGATCATCCTTGGCAGGCTTGGAGACAACGTGGACCGTTGCCGGACCGGCGCCAACAAGCATGTTGAAGTTCCACGGCGTACCGTCGTTCTGATTCAACGCGGAACGGAGCCGGCCGAGTGAGACGTTTTTATTGTCTCCTTCGGCAACAGTCCCATCAGCATCGACGTCGAGGAATACCGACTGACGCACAGTAATACGGTCCATGCCGATTTGTTCTGCCAGTTCTGCATCTTGCAGTTCCCAGGTTACGTCAAGGACGATGTTATCGGAAAACTCGCGGGCCGCGATCTTTGAGATCGAGCCAACATAGTCGCCGTCAGGGATTGTCGGATAGCGCGTCGGCATAGGCGCGTCGACTTCTTGTCCGAGGAAGGTATCGGGATCGAATACTGACATAGTTCTAAGTCCTTTCGGTTTGGTTTAGGAGTTCGGTGTTCGGCTTGGTTCGGTTCGGTTTGGTTCGGTTCTATGCTACATTGACTGGGGCTCCTTTTTCTGCTGCGAGCTTATTTCGTTTCCGCCACGCATTGACGATCTGCACAAAGTTCGGTTCGAGCTTGTCGGCGAGCGGAAGGGTTCGGGATTTTAAATCGACATTTGGTGCAATTGTGGACCATAGAAACTTAGTGCCTTCGCGGTATGCAAGGATGACGTCGGAAAAGTCCTTTGGGAGCTTCGGCGCCAGCTTCCTGCCGAGTGCACCAACCATGAGCTGCGGACGGCCGATGGTCTCGTCCATTTCCCGCTCAACGTGGGCAGTTAGAACAAAGAAGGCTTTTATGTCAGAGCAGAGCTTCTTAATCAAACGCTCTTCTGCGTTCATTGCAACGCCCCATTCGCCCATATGAGCGGCGGGCTTAGCACCAAGTACCATATCGAGCGCCATAGTATTGACGCCTGATAGGGAATCAATAGCAATGGCACGATCTGGTCCCCAATCGTCCACGGCGCCGTAGGATCTGCCGGTCCGGGCGCACTTAAAGTCCGACAGCGCAATGATCAGTCCCATGAACTGCTGGTAGTCTTTCTTCTCGATGCCGGCT